GATCCATTTATCGATAAAATGTCGTTTTTAGCCACGTTTCCTACGTAGGGTATCTCAGTATCACTTGGAGTTAAACTTGCCGATAATGATATAGTATTGGCCATTCTTTGAAATTCTGCTATTAGTTTCATATGAACATGACTAGATGAAAAAGGATATAATTCAGCTGTAATATCTGTTCCATGAGGCTCTCCAGTTTGAGCATCCCATACACTCTTCCATTGTCTTGTTACATTACTTTGAGTGTTATCTCTTCCTCCAGCAGCTCCCCCTCTTGGGTCTAAATCTGAATAATAGTTATTTACTATATATGTGCTAGTATCAGACACTTTAGTATAGTTGTAAGATAGTTCACGCCAATCATTAACAGTATAATTTTCTGTAGCTCCAACTTCTACCGTAGGATTAACTTCATCTACTTGATGATGAAACATGTGATTTTTTAATAAATTAGTTTCATAGTAAACTGTTCCACTTGTAAAAGCAGAATCATCTGCTGAAGTTCCATTGTCAAAAGTTAAAGTAGAACCAGAAGATGTTACTTTCGCTCTATATCCATTGATATTCTTATCATTTGACGAAGCATAAAAAGTTACTACATCATTCTTTTTTAAATTAGTTGTTAAACCTGTTGCAATAAAAGTTTTGTTAGTTGAATTAAAGGTAACATTATTAGTTCCAGCATCAATTTTACCTGCATGAGTAGCCATTTTAGTAGCATTATCTGTTACATATAAATGAGTAGCACCGCCTCCAATATTATTCCCTTCATGGTCACTCCATGAATTTGTCTGTATTTTGCAAGTACCTTTGTTTAAAACACTTTGAACTCCATTAACTGTTATTTTATTTGCATATATGTCATATGTAGTTCCAGCTGCTAAAACAGTAGTCGGGCTGCCAAAACATCTTCTTTTAAAATATAATCTTGAATTATCTGCGTCTATAGAAGTTATTTGGAATATTTCATAACCCGCTCTTCCAGTAAAAGTTCCACCTGTGCTAATAAAAGACAAGTAATCTCCTTCAGCGAATAAATTCATATCTAAAGTAAAACCTCCGCTAAAATCTGTAAAGGTAGCTCCACCAACTTCTAAACTAAATCCCTCAGCTCCTACCTCAGTATTACCTGCAGAACCTCCAGTTGCTTGTGTTAAAGTAATAGATTGAGCTCCATCAGCAGAACCTGGAACAGCACTAACTGTTATCTTTCCATTATGTCCATTAGCATGCTCTATAGCTGCTTTCAGCTGAACTAAAAATGTATTTTGTGTAGCAATAGAGCCTCCTGACAAGTTAATTGAAACAGCTATTCCTCCTACTAAATGAGCATCTTCTTCTGCAGTTCCTAAAGCACCTGCTCCCATATCTGAGCTAGTAGTTAAGACATCTCCAGTAGCAACTGTACTAGCATTATCATCAACAAGAACATAAGTTTTTTCAGTTCCATCTGTAGATATAAGTTTAATGTTGAATTTTTCAAGCCCAATAGGTAACATAGTCCCATCGCCATCTGGAACTGTCACTGTAGCAGTTGCTCCAAAATCATTTGTATTTTCACTATAAGTTACATAATCACTATCTTGTCCAAAAGCAGTAGAAGGTTTGAATTTAGCATTGATTGAAGAACTTGCCATTAATTTAGCCCATACAGGTTCTATCTCATTAACGTGTAAAGTTTCTAAAGTGCCTTCTTTTCCTATTGCTTTTATATATGCTTCTGATTGATTGTCAAATGCTTCTAGATTGTTAAATACTATTTGAGAGTTGTTATAACCATCGGTACTTTGAAGACTTTCATCAGTACCTGTGTCTGTTCCCCATTGGATTGAATTGTCAAATGTGACTATACTATTAGATAAGGCTCCTATTAATTTTTCACTTTTAATAGAATCAAGTTCCCCTAATTTAGACATAGGGTCTATATTTAAAGAAAATGTAGCAGTACTATCAGGCAAATCTTTAGCATCTTGATTAGATACTATACCTGAACTAAACTCCTTTATTTCTTTTAACTGTCTTGGCATTACTCTCCTTTGTTATCCATTTTATATTAGATAGAGAAGATGTCCAATACTTGTCTGGAACTATTACTATGTATTCCCATCCAGAAGTTTTCCCCATACTGTTGTCCTCCCATCTATTATTTGCACTATGTCTACAGTAAACCTACCACCTTTGTAATAATCTACTATTGCAAATGCATGTGCCCATTTATGCTGTCTACCACCTAACCATTTATTCTTTTCAGAGCTCATATCTTTCAAACATCCAAGTGACCATGCTGACTTAGGTCCATCCATAAAAGTCACACTATCCTGTTGCAGGGAATGATGGTGACCATATATTATATTGGCACCTAACTTCCTTAGATGATTCGCTGCGTGGTATTGTCCACCAAAATGATGCCCATGATAAAAATAGAGCTTTCCTATCTTGAGATATTCACCTGGAGGGTGATACCTGTATCCCCGTTCTTTGAACTTACATGCTTGTTCGAAACGGTACCCTTTTAAATAAGGATGCTCTTCTACGAATCTATCTAGCCACTCATCATGATTCCCTGCACATATGTGTCTTTCCTTACACTTAACCTTGTCTAATGATTCATCAATTTCATCCAACAAATCATTGACACCTTTAATATCTGCATCTACTTTAGGCATAATGTACTCTAATGGTGGTTTTTTCTTACGTTTCCATTGCCAATGAGATACACTTCCAAATTCTCCTAAATCGCCCAAATCTATATATATATCGGGCTTTACAAGCTCTATTGCTTGTTTTACTACATTTATCGCTGCCTTATCGTGTATAGGCGCGTGTTTATCAGGAGTTACTATAGCTCGCTTTAGTACTCCATCTTTCTTTTTTTTCATTCAAAAGACCTTTAATTGAATTTCCTTCGAGGAACATACCCCCAGTCCCTACAATTAGTCCAACATTCTTTTGCTTTTTGAAGTTCTTTTTCCGTTTTTTTAATATCGTACTTTAAGAACATTTCTGAGCATTCTTCGCATTCCCATAGTAATGTGCCTGAACAAGCTCCCATTATTTCAACTCCAACCATTACATCATATTTGCAATGAGGGCACTCTTCTGGAATTTCATCATATACATTTTCAATATATGAGACTAACTTCTTAGTCAAATTCCCATTAGTCTTATCAACTAAATCAGATACTATTACAAGTCTATAACCTAGAAAACTAGTCATTAGATTCTAAAGCTTTGGTCACTTCTACCCAGATTTTATCATCAAGGTCATTTTCACTTCTTTTTACTAACCATTCTCCCAGCTTTAAAACAATAGCAATCAATACTTTTTGAGTAAATATTTTAGTTGCTAATGTGCCTAATAATTTTCCCATTATTTTCTCCTAGTTGGTTTCTCTATTTTTTTAGCCTTGCATCCACAATCCATACATATCCAATCTGCTCTTGGATGTGAATCTTTTTCTAATTTTTTTATTCTTTTTTCATGATTACTTGCAATTCTTTTATCATCTGCTTTTTCAATAGCGCTCATTATTTTTCCTATAATTGCCTTTACTATAATTGCCTGTATCATTAAAGTTCTCCTCGGTACATTAATAACCCTATTGTGAAAAACACAATAAAACCCAAAACAAATGCACCTAATTCTGTCACTGCAATACGCCCACTAAGCTAATTGCTATTGTTAAAATACTAAACAAAGTCAAACCAACTGCTTTTAATTTAGTCAAATCATTCTCTGCTTTATTTAGTCTTCCATTAACTCTTTCTAGATGCTCGAAATTAGCATCTACTTTTTCTTTTATATACATAAGATGTGTCATCACACCCTCTCTATAATCGTTAATATTTTTTGTTTTCATTCTTTTCCTGCATTCTTAAAAATTTATCTCGCAAGCCATTCCCACTTAATTTGGCAATTACCTCAACAAGAGTTCTATAACTTTGCTCGATGCCTTTTTGTTCTAACTGCATCTTCTTTTGTTGGTCAATTAACTTGACTATAATGCCTTCAACCCTAGTAAAGGATTCCCTTAATTCTTTTTGTAATTCATCCTGTATGAACTTATTTTGTTTCCATATAAAAAATCCAAAAGCTATTGCTACTACTACTGGAATACCATATTGTTCTAATATTGTTAACCAGTCCATTAAAAATCCACAGGTCTAATTTGTCCAGTAGTCTGGTAATTGCTCCTTGCCCATTTCTTACCTTTTTTGACTCCAAGTTCATACTCTTGGTCAAAAACTTGTGATGCTTGTAAATCCATATTTCTTGGGTCCTTATAGCCCCTAGCTATAACTTTACTTGCTATTGCCTCATGAAATCTTTCTGGAATAGTCCACTCATCTGTCATATTAGACAAATCAGGTAACTTAAATGAGCCTCTTATTTTTACAGCTTTTGCTTCTGAAACAGTCTGATAATCAGAAGTTTGTCCATCTACTGTAGTTGCATTAGTCACTTTCTCAACAATAGCAAGTTTTTCTCCTGCTGTGTGAGTATCTATAAAATACATTCTTTGTTTATTTGCCATACTTAACTCTCATCGTTTATTTTAGGATTCCCTTGTAATCTAGGAATTTTAACATCGTTATAGTACACCTCTTCTATTTTCATTAAATCACTTGGGATTGTATACCATCTAGTCCCATTTGACGTTGTAATAGAAGTATCTGTCTTTTTGTAAATATTAGTTTGTTCACAATAATCATCTT